ATGCTTCACTTGCTCTAGCTGAGCCTCTAACTGAGATTCGAGCTGCATCTTCTGGGAGTCAATTTGAGCTTGCATTTGCATCTCTTGTTGTCTTGCTTGTGAAGTAGCCATAGCTGATTGCTGCTGAATCTGAGCCTGCTGTTGTGAGTTCTGCATAGCCATCTGCTGATTAATAGCAATACGCTTCTTCCTACGAACCACAAGAAGCCTCTCAGCTTGATTCACATCCTTCATATTTCTAATAGCAATTGCATCCTCTATATCAATCTCTTTCTGCTGAAGAGAGATCTGAATGTTCTGCTCTAGGTAAGATTTATCCTTGTCCTCCATCTCTTTAACCACCTGCACACCAAAGTTGTACATAGGTAAGTCACTAAAAGATGATATCACCGACATGTTCTCTTGGCCGACAGCATTACTGTAAGCATTGAATATTACAGAATCTGGAGGCAGTATCTGAAGACACTTTACTACATCCTCGCAGACCTTCTTGTAAAGAACCATGGAGGCGTTTGTAATATCATATATCGCATTGTTGCCTGCAGCGATTGCATTCTGCTGAACACCAACTAATGTATCACCCTTCGGAGTGGAAGAGTCCATCATTTCATTCACTCCAGTCGCATCACGAATCATACGTAAGTAGTGATTGTAAAGACCGATTAACTCGTTTATGTTTCTGATAGTATTTCCTATCTCTCTTACTGGAGGGTTCTGGAATCCACCCTCTGGATTCTTACTCCTATAGTAAAACACACCAGTCTGTTCGTAGATATCATGCAGATCTAGTGGTTCAAGTTCACCACCCTTGCCTAGCTGTACATTCTCTAACCCCTCTATATCGATAATAAGTCCATCTGGCTTAGCCTTGGCAATCGCCTGCTGAATCTTCAAGTGAGTCAACTGTAGCATATCTGCAAAACCAGTGCAGCTGTCTACCATCGACTTCGGCATCATATTCCGAATATTGGTTGAGACAACAGAGTAAGACATCCTAGACTTCGATATGTCCTGGAGATTCTTAGGTGTGTTTTTGGTTCTTCCGTAATTAAATATCTTATTACAACCTAAAACAAAACTACCCCCATAGATAGTGGACACCTCCATTTTGTGAGGGTTTCTCTCGTACACACTCCCCTCCTTAGGTGTGTATTCAAATCCCTTCATGAACATATTGGTGTTACCAAACCTGTTCTCTTTTTCCTCGAAGTATATGCAATCCACTGAGACAAACTCAAAATCAAGTACGTCAACCATGTACTCATCGTACCCGTACTCATTTCGTTGAAGCTTATTGTTGTAGCTAGATGAGTTTAAGTAAGCGGCATTATTGCCATTCTTATTTCTTACGTTAGTAGCTATGTCCTTGAATTCACTCTCCTCAAACTCTCCAGCAGAAATTCTCTTTAGCTCCTGTATGGATATCCTCTTTATGTGACCCGCATAAATCAAGTCGTTAAAGTTAGGGTCCTCAGTGTAGCTATGTATGAAGTTTACGGGATCAACATACTCAGTCTTAATACCTTCATTAGGATCATTGCTTCTCTTAGTGATAGCCATACCTAAAGCAACAAGGTCGTTAACGCATCTCCTGAATATGCTGTCATTAAAATCATTCCAGGATAGCGTCATGTTAGTAGCTATCTGAGCAGCCACCTCCGCATCAGTCTTTACGTTAGTGCCTAAAAATATCTCTGTCTCCTCCTCTGAATCTGGGAGATTCTCTGGGTCGATGTCCATAACCAAACCAGTCTTCTTCTTAAGCTCCATGAGCTGCTTTTTAGCAGCTACTTGCATCTCAATCCTCTTCTTATTTCTGTTCTTTTCAGACGAAGAAAGCGGATCAACGGCCTCTAAGTTAGGGTATGGATTTTTTGAAAGTATCTTGTTGACTACTACTCGAACGAACTTAGGCAATATAGGTACTGGGGTATAATCTAAGTTAAGTAGACCACCATCACCGTCATTTGGATCTAACGACCTAAGAAGCTTTTTGTATATGTTTGTGTCTTGTACGCCATTAGCGTAATCCCTGCTTCTCTCAAAAGTTGCCGTTCGTTTCCCATGTATGGAGTTTGCTTCGTCGCTTTTCCCCCATTGAGATTCTATCGCCTTAGCATACTGCAAACCATATTCATTGCTTTCCTTCTTCGAAGTTTCCGCCAACGGATCTGGAAAAGAAGTTCCCTTCTTCTTGCTGTATTGATTATTCATGTTTCTATTGCAATGTATGCGTATTTTGCAAATATAATAAATCCGTATTAGACCTTATATCTCCTGAAAAAGCGCTTGTCAGAGAAGTTAGATTTAGGTTTCTCTTTCTTTACTTTTTGAGCAGCGAGTAGGGCCAACCCAGAACTGATAGTTAAGTCAAACTTAGTTCGCTTGTCTATCTTATATCCTATCCAGTCTTCTAAGGTTCGGTTAAAATACATCTTTCCGATTTCACCAGTCTCTATGTTTACACCAACATGATCGTGAATGTAGCTTTCTATAGCGTGAGCATGAGACTGTATGACATCCTGCGAGTTAGATGGTATGCCTTTTGTTCTTACACTTACTGACGAGTTACCTGTTTTTAAATGATCGGGTCTATCCATAAGGTAACCATCGTAACCTCTTGATTCAAAGTACCTTGCAATGCCGTACTTATTGTTCTCTATAAGTAAAGGGTACCCATAAAAGAAAGCACACATTAAGACATCCTCGTAGAATATACTGGCAAGATCTGGACGTGATGCATACTCAGCCACGAACATGTTAGGGGGTGCATCCATGCTAAACTTATTGTACATATGAAGAGCACCTTTTGATCCCCTCCCATCAACCGTGGCGTCTAAATCGTAAGAGTCAACGCCACCACAGCCTATGTGAGCGTTCGGTGGGATAGGCTTACCCCTATTGTCAGACCTTTTATTCTTCAGATGATCTGGTGGAATCCAGGCAACTCTAAACCTACCATTAGGGTCTGGAGAGAAAGCCACCTCCTCGTCCTTTTTCCTCCATATAAAGTTACCCTGTATCACTGGGTTAGGGTATAGGTCGTCGTTACTTTCTATTTGTTGATAGATCTTACCTATGTTAAATAGACTACCCTCGATACTGTCTCTAAAGGCTTCGTCCTCCGTGAAAGGAAACTGCCTGATTATCTCATTAAGCTCAGAGGGATCATCCTTGAAGGACTTGCGTTCATTCTTCAGGTACGTCTTACTGCCTTGATCTACGATATCACCATCTATACCATGTATGTGTATGCCTTGAGAGGGATCCTCTATGATAGCATTTCCGTAAACATCAAAGAAGCCTTCTAAAGCCTCATAAGCTGGTATAAATATTCTGTATAGTCCAGACCTAGTCCTTCCATTGTTGTTTCTTTCTGAGGTGTCAGAATCAGCCCAGAGACCCTTGTACTCATCCCCTCCTTTACTCATTGGGTTAACCGTACTACCTACAAGCGCCTTACCTATGACCTTCTTACCTACAATCAAACAGGTTCTTTCAATTCTCCATGCCTCCCTGATGTCGGTAGGCTTCTCCCACTTGCCAGCCTCATCTAGGTACAGCATGTGAAGCTTCTCACCGTCATATGCGTTGTTAGTGGTGTTCTTCCAGTTTATAACTGAGTTCAATGCATCCCCACGCTGAGAGGTCTTATTGTTCTTTGTGATGCGCTTAGATGGCTCGCGAAATGCCAGCTCCATACGAGGGTTTGTGGTACCGTCCTGAATAGGCTTAAAGAAGAATGGGTAGCTACGAAATATCGCAACCACCTTCTTCATGAATATGTTTTCCTGAGAGTCCTTACCAGTCTTCGACTGTATGCCAAGAAGCTTCTCTTTAACTTGCGTAGCTTCATCAACGAGTACAGCAGAGCATATATTAGTGTAGCCAGAGCGACGGCACTTAGTATAAAGCTGACCGAAACAACGATGATCAGCTTCACAAGCAGCCATGTGAGTAAAGATTTCTCTTTGGAAATTAAGGTATGATGGGTATCCGATATCAATTTTAGACCATTGTAGAAACATATAATGTCTCCCTGTAATATACGTAGGCTCCCCATTATTGTAAAACCATACACCGTCACGCCTACGCTGAAACTCTTGTTCGATGTAAGAACGAAACTTTTTCCGAAACTCGGCAGGCTTTTCGAGCCACTCATCCATGCTGCGTATCCTTTGCAATTCTTG